GGACCAAACTGGCGCAGACAACACTTCTGCCCTGTTCCTGAACCCTGACGTTATCCAATGGGGTAGCTTGCGTGAACTGGGTCCTAACAATGAAGTGTTCAGCTCTGCTGACGCATCTTTGGACCAGTACATCATGGAAGGCACATTGATTGTGCGTAACCCAGCTGGTGTTGCTGTGTTGGCTGGTACTTCTGCTTCTGGCGCTGCTGTGACTACTGCACGCCCTGCCGCACAAGTACAACGGTATTTGTCATAAGCTCTTAAGCTTTTCTGAAGAGGCTCCTACGGGGGCTTCTTTGGTAAAGCATGGAGATTAGCAATGGAAGATGAAGACGTAAAAATCAATGAAGAGTACTATTCCAAAGGTATTTTGGAAGGTGGCATTGATGGGGTTTTTCGGCACAATGACAAACTTTTTAATGAAGTTAAATCAGGTACTTGGTCGCAGACTTTTCACACGCCTAACATTGACTACAAAGTTGGTGCTGTGGATGGTGTCCGATATGTACAGTACGATCAAAAGAATGTGGAAGAGGTAAGGCAGTTCTGTAAAGAACGCAGGGAATTTCACAAGGTTCATGGCACAGATAACCCGTTCTTTGCGGGTACTGCTCACATGATGCAACTTCCCAAATGCTTTGCCCATGAAATCAGTTCCAGGTGGTTTAACAACCGTCCTTGGGAGTTAATTAAACAGGAACGTGAGGATAAGATTCTTTTCTACGCTATCGTGAACGAATACTACAGTGATTTTGTTTGCCACCCTAGCGGAAAGATCCCTATTCCTTATAATCCATCTATACCGACAAAATAAGGATGATCTATGTCCCTTTTCATTCAATCCGCTAACACACTGGTAAGTCGTGTAGCACAATGGGTAGGGGCAATTCCTTCTACGCTGTCGATCACAGCAACAGCATATAACTCTAGCACTGGTGTTATAACAACAAACGCAATTGACGCTTCAACTTTTGTTGTTCCAGGCGACTTCATTGGTGTCAGCACTATGCTGCCCTATACAGCTGTTTTAAGCGTAAGCGGAGCTACAATTACAGTTAGCGATCCAGATGGCGTGTGGAATGGTTTGACATTTCCAACTTCCATTTTAAAACTGCCATCTCAGTCTTCTGCTGAAATCATGGCTTGCATTCAATTATGTGAATTGAAGATGCGAACCATTGAGCTGCCAGCACTGCGCTCAGACCCATACAACACTAATACACCGAGTATTCTGACCACAGATGCAAATGGTATGGCTCCTATCCCTGCGGATATGGTGTTTCCCATTTTGTTCTTCCAAGAATCACCTCCTTCTAACCAGCAACAAGGATCTGCATCATTGGGTCCTTGGATTGTGTATGACCGTGTGGGTGATCGTGAGATTATTCGCCGCCGGATGATTGACCAGTTGTACATCCGTCCATTTGGTGTTCCCCGAGTTATTCGCGCTTCATTTTCTGAAGTTGGTCAAAAATATGTGTTTACGCCAAATCCTGGTGAAAACGTGACCATCAAAGCGTATTACCAAAAGACGTTTCCATTCTTGTTTAGTCCTACAGGTGATACAAGTAATCCAGTTGTGCAAAGCAACGGTATCTTGGCTTCATTTCCTGAAGGTTATATGTACGGCACATTGGAAGCCTACTATGACAAGAACAAAAACACTGATGAAGCACAGAAATGGCTGGCACGATTTGATGACTCATATGGTTTAATTGAGGATCAGAATTACAAAGGAAAGTGGAGAGGTGGAGACCAACACTTAACTTCTGAATTCCAGCCTCGCAGTATGCGATATTCGTTTAAATAAGGAAATAACATGGCAACAGGTAGCCTTTACGGATCTGTCTCAGAATCCACTGGTTTGTATGGTATTGGGGCTGCTTCTGGTGGCACTTATTTTGAATGGTTTATCTTTTATGATTCTGCAACTGCGCCAGCTACTCCTACTGGTGGCTCTTGGAGTTTTACAACCAACACTGGCACAGCGCCTACGGGTTGGTTAACGTCACCTCCTACTTCGCCCGTAAATCAAGTATGGGTGTCGCTTGCCATTGTTGATTCTCGCAGCACTTCTGATTTGACTTGGACAACTCCAGGTTTGATGAGCAGCTTTGGCAATAGTGTCGCAAACTATTTGACGTTTGTAGCCACTTCTGCTCCTACGTATTCAGCTGGTCGGCTTTGGTATGACACAACTCAAAAAGCTTTTGCCTATTACAACGATGTAACAGGTAACGTAATCCACGTTGGTCAAGAAACTCAACTGAAGGTTCATAACAATACTGGTGCAACAATTACTAAAGGTGCACCTGTTTATGTAACATCCACATCAAGCGGGAACACATTTCCAAACATTGCATTAGCTCAAGCCAATACATTAGCTTCAGCCAACTGTATTGGTTTAGTTAATCAAGATATTGCTAACGGTGCAGATGGATATGTAGTTATTGCTGGTCTTTTGACAGCAGCCAACACGGGTACATTTACTGTTGGCGATGTTTTGTATTTGAGTCCTTATTCAGCAGGACAATTGATGAATACAGTGCCTCCTACCGGATACGCTGTAAGAATCGGTGTTGTTTCATACGCAAACACTCCAAACGGAAGTATTTATGTAAACCAATCCAACGTGTTTGCTCAAGCTGGCAACATTGTTGGAACTGTTGCCATTGCTAATGGCGGTACAGGAGCTACAACAGCTTCTGCTGCCCGTACATCACTTGGTCTTGGCACTCTTTCTACTCAAGATGCAAGCAACGTAGCAATTACTGGTGGATCTATCAGTTTGACTACTGCTTTGCCGATTGCAAGTGGTGGTACTGCTGGCACTACTGCTGCGACTGCCCGTTCTAGTTTGGGCGCTGTTGGCTTGTCTGATACTCAAACACTGACCAACAAAACCATCAGTGGCGCATCTAACACACTGACTAACATTCCTAATTCTTCATTGAACAACTCGACATTCAGCATGAATGGTCAAGTGTTTACGTTAGGTGCAGTACAGACAGTTGGCGCTAACTTGTTCTTGCCTTCTTATACAGGCAACGCAGGTAAAGTTCTGGCTTTGAATTCTTCTGCAAGTGATGTGCAGTGGATCTCTGCTGGAGGCGTGGGAACAGTTACCTCTATTGATATATCTGGTGGCACTACAGGTCTGACTACCTTTGGCGGCCCTATTACCGCTGCTGGCACTATCACTTTGGGTGGTACTTTGGCTGTGGCTAACGGCGGTACAGGAGCTACAACGGCTACGGCAGCACGAACTAACTTGGGCGCAACAACTGTTGGCTCAAATATGTTTTCGTTGACCAACCCATCAGCAATTACATTCCCTCGATTCAATGCTGACAACACTGTAAGCGCATTGGATGCAGGCTCATTCCGTACAGCAATCGGTGCTGGTACTTCTAGCACGACTGGCACGGTAACTTCTGTTAGTGGTGCTGGAACAGTCAATGGATTGACATTGACGGGCACAGTTACTGCTTCTGGCAGTTTGACTTTGGGGGGAACGCTTGATTTGTCTAGCCCACCCGCTATTGGTTCAACGGCGGCTAATTCTGGCGCTTTTACAACTTTGTCGGGTAATGCTGTTACAAGCGTAACTCCTGTATTGAGTTTTAACGCATCCAATACGATTGCTTCGTTTGGCACAACAACTGCTAGTTCATACAACCAGTTAGTTATTCAAAACAAGAGTTCTACTGCTGGCGCTTCTACTAATTATGTTTTGTCTAACGATTCTGGTACAGATTCAACCTATTACGGTGAATTTGGCATGAACTCATCGGCGTACTCTGCAAGTACACCTGCTGATTATTTTTCTATTAACAATGGTGTTTATTTCTCTGCTCATGATGGCGATGTAACTATTGGTTCTGGCAACGGATACAAAACTTATCTTGCTTGGGGAACTACTGGTCAATCGGCTCACGTTATTAACGCAACTGGAGCATTGGGATTTAGTACCAGTTTGGGAACTACTCCTGCATTAAGTGGCACAACTGGATTTGGTACATCTGGACAAGCATTGCGTTCTGGTGGTTCTGCTGCTGCTCCTTCTTGGGGAACTTTGGGCACTGCTGGAGGCGGCACTGGCCTGACATCGTTTACTGCCAACGGTGTTGTCTACGCATCGTCTACCAGTGCGCTTACTACTGGTTCTGCGCTGACGTTTGATGGTACTACGTTGACTGCTGGCACTGTGGCATCAATACAAATCAATTCTGCTAACTATGTTGGCGCTTCTTCATTTGGGGTTAGATATAACGCATCTAATGCCAGACTCGGAATCAGCATTGCAAATGCAAACGGTTTTCCTTATATCGGCTACAACACCAATAACAAGAACGGTTCCGACACTCCAACATATGATTTAACCCAAGCTGCAACACAGTTTCGGATGGATAGTGGTCAGTTTATTTGGAACAGGGCAGATTCAGGAACAGCCGGTACTGACATTACATGGTCAGAACAAATGCGCCTAACCAGCACAGGTCTGGGTATTGGGACAAGTTCTCCTGCTTATAAACTGGATGTGCAAGGAGGAAGTGGAACGCTTGCGCGGTTCACAAACACCACCGCAAACCAGTCAGTCAATGTGCAAATCACGGCTGGCACAAACAGCCACGCATACCAGACCATTACTCGTTCAAATGTCAGCTATGACGCTCAACAAGCCTGGATTCCGTCAGGTGCGTTGTCCTCTGCTAATCCGCAATGGGGTGCTGGTTTTAGTTACAATGATTCGGGCAACAACTGGAAACTGGTGACGTATGACGGTTCGTCTACCGTTGACCGTATGGTTGTTACTTCTGCAGGCAACCTTGGTTTTGGTGTTACTCCTAGTGCTTGGACTTCGTACAAGGCAATTCAAATTGGCGCAACAGGCGCGGCGTCTTTTGCGTCTTCAAACTCAAGCGAAGCAACGATTTTTGCCAATGCTTATTTAAACAGTGGTACGTTTAAATACGTTAATTCTGTAGCCGCAAGTTATTACAGCCAATCTTCTGGAGCGCACGCTTGGGCAATTGCAGCTTCCGGCACAGCAGGCACAGCCATTACTTTCACCCAAGCAATGACACTGGATGCCAGTGGGAAACTTGGTATTGGTGCTACAAGCCCTAATTCATTCCTTCATGTAAAAGGTGGAAACAATAACGTAGCTAACATTGACAACACTGGTGGTCAATATACAAACATTGCGTTTTCTAATAATGGCACAGAGAAATCTGCAATATATTGGGACAACAGCAATTCATTGTTTTATTTCACTGCTGAAGCAGCAAGTTCGCAAATGGTGTTTGCTACGGTTAACACAGAACGTGCCCGTATAGACTCCAGTGGGAATTTGTTTGTTGGACAGACATCTGGAGGACGGCAAGATATAAACGGCATTACATTGGAGCCCAAAGTATCTGGCGGTGGTTATGCTGTATTTAACCATGCAACAGGCTCAGGCAGTGGTCGTCAATTTCAATCCTTTGCGTATGCTGGAACCGAGATTGGCTCCATCACTCAAGCAGGCACAACAGGTGTTCTGTACAACGTCACATCCGACTACCGCCTAAAAGACATTGCAGGCCCAGTGACCAATAGCGGTGCATTCATTGACAAGCTCAATCCAGTGCAAGGCTCTTGGAAAGCTGATGGCTCACGCTTCATTGGTTTCTTGGCACATGAACTGCAAGAGGCTTCTGAAACTGTCGTTGGTACTGGTGTCAAAGATGGTGAGCAAATGCAGTCGATTGATTACTCAAACGCTGAATTGATTGCAAACATGGCAGCAGAACTTAAATCCCTCCGTAAACGCCTTGCAGACGCAGGCATCGCTTAACTCAAAGGAAATATCATGACTACATACACTTGGGCCATCCCCCAAACTGATTACCTCACTGCTGACGGTTTTATCACGACCGCCCATTGGACTTGCACCGCAACTGACGGCACTTATTCAGCACCCGCTTATTCCACTTGCAGCTTTGCCGCTGCTACACCATCTATCCCTTACGCCAGCGTGACTGAAGCTGAAGTCCTGAACTGGATTTGGGCTAATGGCGTGGATAAGGAAGCTACTGAAGCTGCTCTGGCTGCCCAGATTGAACTGCAAAAGAACCCCGTTACCGCTACTGGTACACCGTGGGCTGCGGCATAATCCAATAAAGGATTAAAAATGAGCGACTTTTCCAGAATTCGTACCCCTTTTGTGGGCATGAGCTTCACGCCAGATGTGCCTAGCAATGCTTTAGGCGCTGCTGAATACAACTCTGGCTTGAACGTGGAAACAGACGTTCGTGGCATCAAAAAGATCTTTGGCGAACAAGAGATCCTTACTGCTGTTCCTAACCAAGCCATCTTCATGGAAGGTGGTTTCCGCAACGAAACAACTTGGGTCTACATTGTTGCAACCCGCGATACATCCAATCATGGTCGCTGGTACATGGTCACAACCTCTGGAGTCAGTAACATCACTCCAGGCGTTGGAGCCAATCCTTCTGTTTATCTGAATGGATACATAGAAGACATCAATATCACCACTTCTTGGGTTGGAAACGTCTTCTTTATTGATGACGGCATCTCCAATCCAATGTATTTCTTGCCAACCAACAACGAGATCACCGTTACAGCAGATGCTGTGTGGAACTATGATGTTGGCGTAACCAAGACTGTTGCTGGCTTTGTCCGTAACTATTGCTCACCCAACGTGGGCAACATCTTGATTGCAGGCAATCTAACAAAGACTTCTGGTGGCATTGACACAAACTATCCAACCACCGTTCGCTGGTCACAAGCCTTTGCCAACACAGGAGTTCCGGCAAGCTGGGTTCCCACCCTGTCCAACGTGGCTAACGAACAAGAAGTTCCCGTGCGTGGACCATTGATTGATGGCTTCTTTTTGGGTGGCAACTTCTATGTCTGCTCCTATTGGGATACGGTTGTTTTCTCTCCTATTGCCTACCAAAACAGCACTGCGCCTATCTTTGGTGTTCGCTTGCTTAACCAAGGTCGTGGCCTGCTGAACAACAACTGCTGGACAAACACAGATGCCAATGTCTACGGAATTGATGCCCGTGATATTTGGGTGTTTGACGGGGCTAACTTCACATCTATTGGCAACCAGCGGATCAAAGATTACTTCTTTAATAACCTGAACCCAACGTACTATGGTCGTGTGTTCATGGTTAACAACACTCAGAAGTACCAGATTGAGATCTATTATCCTGACCAGAACTCTACTGGCTGGTGCAATAAGATGTTGGCCTACCGCTATGACCTGAACATCTGGAATGCCCCTAAAGACATCCAGAATGCCTGCATGGGCACAGAAGGCCCTAAAGTGGTATCAGGAGCCTTCAATCTGGCCTCCAGGGTAGTAACCTATGCTCAGGCATCAGGAACGTCTAAAAAGCTGATTCAGACTGCTGTTGGCAACTCGTTTATCAATAACGCAACAATACCTTGTTTGTTTGAACGTAACAACATGGCTATGCAGACTGCTCAAGGACCCGTTCCTTTCAGCTCCAAAGTGTATGTACACCGTTTGCTGCCTGAAATCTCTGGTACTGGTGCGATCAATATCACTGTTGGCGGCTCTGATTCCACTGCCAAGGCTTCTACTTATGGGCAAACAGGCATAACTCAGATTGATACGAACACACCTTGGGTGACAACTCAACAAAATGCTGTTCGGATGGTGTCAGTAAAAGTAGAATCCAACGACAATACAAATGCTTGGAATCTGACTGCCATTAACTGGCAAACCACCATCGTTGAGGACTCCTTCTAATGCCATTTGCTTTAGATTCAAACCCAGATATTTCTGAAGTTTCAGAAGCAATTAACTATTTGCTGGCTAACTTCGGTCCTGGATTATCTGCGGATGCAGGTACAGGTCAGATTACTGGCCCAACAGGTGTTGTGTCGGGTTATCTATATAAATACATGGCTATCAAGTATGCCGATAGCTTTGATGGTTCTGTAAATTTCTCTGACGTTCCTGCTTCACATTTGTATTACGGCATTCGTAATAGTAATGCGTCTGTTGAATCGTCAACTCCTGCCGACTATATTTGGTACAAAGTATCTGGTGGTTTTGGTGGAACTAAATCACTTTGGTATATCTGTACTGGTGGCAGACAGATTCAATTTGCTGCCTCTGTATCTGCTCCTGATGCTGGTTGGCTGGTAGATCCAGGCTCTTCTATTGACTTGGATGTGGTTACTTCTGGAAATATTCCTGTTGTAGCAGAAGCGTTTTTTCCTTATTTCACACCTAGCATTTTGCAAGTGCCTCGTACAGGCAGCCCATTAGCTCCTGTATTTACCAACATTATTCCTGTCATGTATGCGACAGATAAAGGTTCTGTTGTTCCTTTTACTGATGCACAAACAGACAGTAATGTGGCTTTTGTAAATGGCACATGGCGTATTGGTAATAGTGCAACTACTGGTTATGGAGATATTTCTTATACCAACATAACCATTGGTAACCCAACAGATGCTGGTGATTATGCTCAATGGCCTGCTCCTACAGCAATGCCTAATAGCCCCGCATACATTACTGTTCCTGTGCGATACAAAAACAGTTTGGGTACAGTAACTCAAGCTGGTACTGCCACTGTTCAGCTGGTATATGCAGACCCTGGTGCTAATGGCTTGACCAGTTCAACTATTGACATCAGTGGTTATACAGGTTTTGTGCAAAATTCAGGAGGAGCGTTTACTCCTGCGACAGCTACTTTGTCTGCTGTACTGACAAACGTAACCTCGCCAACTTATGCTTGGACAATTACTGGAGCTACGCCAGCCACAGCAACCACAGCATCTGTAGTAATCACGCCCACAAGTTCAGCTACAAGCGTTACTGCTTCACTCACAGTCAGTGGGTCAAATCTGTTATCGCCAATTACTAAATCAGTGACCATGCCTGTTGCCTATAACGGCCCTGCTGGTCAAGCTGGGTCTAACGGTGTGATGTCGGCATTTCCGACTATCTACATTTGGACAGGATCGTCTACGCCTCCTACAAGGCCAACAACGACTTCAACCTACACTTGGTCTACCGGAACATATACAGCGCCTACAAGCTGGTCTACAACGGCTCCTAGCAACACTACGCCAGGAAACTATCTGTGGAGCATTACTGTTCCGCTAAATGCGTCAGCAACTACAGCAACTTCCACTCTTGACTGGACTGATGTAACTTATCCTATTCGTGGTATTGCTTACAACGGTACAAACGGGGCTACTGGCGGATCTGGTGTTAACGGTACTCGTACAGCCATTCTTGATGTGTATCAGTGGTCTACGATTGCTCCTACGACATTTCCTGCTGGATCATCTACATACACTTGGGCAACAGGTCAATTTACTGCGCCAGCAACATTGAACGGCTGGTCTTTAACACCGCCAGCTGCTGTGCTTGGTCAGGTTTTGTGGATTGCTCGTACTGTCTATGCTGACAACAACGCAACTGCCACCACAACCATAACTTGGACAGCAAGTACCGCCAATCCTGTTGGCGCTTCTGGTGTGGATGGTGCGACTGGTGCTACTGGTAACGCTGGCGCTAATGGTGCAAGAACAGCGTTTCTTGAGGTTTACCAATGGGCTGCAACTGTTCCCACAACATTCCCTTCTGGAAACTCAACATATACATGGGCAGATGGCTCATTTACAGCGCCTGGAACGCCCAATAGCTGGTCATTAACCCCTGGCTCATCTACGCCAGGATATACGTTATATGGATGTTCTGTCCGGTATGCTGATACATCAACTACTGCAACTACTTCTGTTTCATGGACAACAACTACTGCTTATATTGTTGGCTATGCTGGATCTAATGGTGCAACAGGCTCAACAGGTGCAGCTGGCTCTAATGGCGCTGCAACATTTGTAATCACACGATCTGCCAACGACAGTTCTGCTCCTACTAATGCAGAAGTTAGTGCATTGCTTGGTAGAAATCCAGTAGCAGGCGATATTTGTACTGTTTCGTACAACACTGCAAATAATGCTGTTGTATATCGTTATGTAGTTTCTTGGGCTTTATTCCAAACTTACATCACTGGTAGCTTGATTGTTCAAAACACAATTACTGGCGACAAGATTGCAGCCAATGCAATTGTTGCAGGCAGTGCCATCATACAAGATGCAGCAATTACAACTTTAAAAATTGGAAATAATGCTGTTACTGTTCCAGTTGGCAATCAATTAGTTACGGGCGTATCATTGCCTGCAAACGGATATCCCTATGCAAATAGCGGATATGTGTTAGATAACACAACTTTATTATTGGATGTTGTAGCTCCAATATCGTGTACAGCAGTTATATCTGTAACTTGTGCTGCTGCGACAGCTCCATACCTTCCTACATTTTATATACAAATACAACCTTCTGGTTCTTCTAGTTGGTATGAAGTTGTTAGAGTTAATACAGAAACTGCAAAATCTCAATATGATGGTAATTTAGTTTTGTCTGGAATAACTAATCTTGCAACAATTGGAAGTAATAAATTTAGAATTTATGTCAGCTGGTATGGGAATACAACAATCTATATTGCATCTACAACAATACTTCAGGCGATAGGATTACAAAGATGATATTTGTAAAATTAAATCAAGACAATAAAGTTATCGAACGAGGTTTTGGAAACATCATTCCTGATGGTTGTGTTGAAGATAATGGACAATATCAAGATTGCGATCCTGATTTGCCAGAGCCAATTGTTATATTAAATACAAAAAACACAAGAAATAATTTGTTGCAGCAATCAGATTGGACACAGCTTCCTAATGGCCCTTTAACAGCAGAACAACAAGAAGCATGGGCTGTGTACCGTCAAGAATTGCGTGACATTACAAGTCAATCAGGATACCCTTTTAACGTAATCTGGCCTACGCCACCACAAGGATAAATCATGGGAGCCTCAATAGCACAAGCTGCTCAACCGATAAGCCAGCAACAACCTGCACAAGGCAAAGGTGTG